CATATCATTCCACTCGGCGATCTTCACTTAAACTCCTAATATGCCTGGTAATCCTCCGGATCGAACTCCTGATCTTTCCATTTGCATGAATTCATCAATGGACATTACAGGTTGACCTTGCTCAATAGCATTAAATTTATACTGCTCATATTGGTCTACAATTAGTGGATCATAGTTTTCAGGGTTATAAGCAACTCTTTGAGGACCTGAACCTCCTGCCATTTCTTGCATATAGAATTCTATAATTTCGTCATTGCTTTGAGGTTTTCTTCCTTTTCGTTTAATAAATTCTTCTACAACTTTTTTTATTAAAATATCTCTATTGATCCCTGATGCCTGAGGCCCGTATGGTATTCCTTGATCCTGCATCAATTCCATCGTTGATAAGTCATCTTCTACTATTTCAGGATCTTCTGGATCTCCACCTCTTAATAATCCTGCTCTACCACCTTTAGCCATGCCTCCTTCATCAACAAAATCTAATGCTTCGCCATATAACTGCATCTGCAACTCGTGCGAAAGATCATGAAATTCTTTTCCATATCTCTCCCATGCCCAATCCATAGCTATCTCTTGAGCTTTCCATCCTCTTGCTCCACCGCCAGCTACCTTGATGGTTTCTTCTTCTTTTAAAGATTCAATTCCTTTTGGTCGTCCTTTTATTTCATGTGGTAACATTAATTCCTCCTCACTTTGTATATCAAACATTTTGTCGTCTTGCACTGGATAATCATCTGGATCAGTCCAATCATAATCAGTTCTCCAATTATATGGTTTCATTAATAATATACCTTCTCTGTTTTAACTACTTTTTCGTCTTTGTAGTCTTCCGGGTGGGCGATTAATCCTCCCTGTCTAAATCGCATTACAGCTTGGGTCATACTATCGACCAAGTCGTCATGATCCCCATATGGAAACGCAGCACATTCTTCAATTACTTCTTGAGCAAACTCCATTTCTTTGGGCGCCCATATTCGGCCACTCTCAAAAAGAGGTGATACCGAGTTCACTCTAGTATGTTTATCGTTTCCTTTACTAGGTGTGAAATTTATAACAGGAATTCCCATCTTACGCAACTCATAAGTTAAGGGGAGTCCTGATGCCTTACTCTCGATTATAACGGTCTCAGGATTCCAATAACCATATTGTTCTAGAGCAATTCTTCTTAATTCAGGAAACTCATATCGTCCTTTTAATGCATCTACTAAAATTAAATGAGGGGGTTCATCCTCAGATGGACGAAAAATACCCCATGTTGTAATAGCAGAAAAGTCTGCAGTTTCTTTTTTCATAAAAGCTGTATCATAAGATTGAATAACATGTTGTAATGGAGGAAGGTCATCATCTTCCCAATTTTTCCACCACTCTCTTTTGATTAAAGCTCCTTCTTCGGAAGTAGGATTTTGCATGTACTGAGCATTCCATTTAGACATTGGAATAGAAGCCTTAACTGATTCTAAATCTTTAGGACTCCAATACTCTGGCCACACAGGTTTTCCTGAAGGAAGGATTGCAGGGAATTCAATAATCTCCCATTGATCAGCTTTAATTTCTTTTTGTGCGTTTAGTAATCTGCCTGTTAAATCTTTTTCATTCCATCTCGTCATAATAACGATAATAGATCCACCTGGCTGAAGACGCTGTCTGGGGCCGGAGGTATACCATTCATAAGTTCTATCTAAAGCTTGTGCATTCATTGCATCTTGTTCAGAATGGGGATCGTCAATGATTAATAAATCAGCGCCCCTTCCAGTGATGGCCGATCCTACACCGGCTGCATAATACTCTCCACCTTGAGCAGTTTCCCATTTTCCTGCAGCTTGAGAATCTTCCCTGAGCTTAGTCTTAAACACTTGTTGATATTCAGGGGAATCAATTAAGGCTTTTGCTTTTCTACCAAATCTAACAGATAACTCTGTGGTATTAGTGGACTGAATAATTTTTAATTTAGGATTTCTTCCAACCATCCAGGCAGGCAAAAGATAGGAACCAAACTCTGACTTCGTATGTCTCGGAGGCATATTAATAATTAATCTTTTTATTTTTCCTTTGGCTAAATCATTAAATTTAGCAGCAATCTTTTTATGGTGAGAACCTTCTATAAAATCTGGCCAAACATGTTTTACAAAGGTTAGGAAATCATTTTGAATTGAGGATTGTTTTTTCTTTTCTCCATACTGATTCATTAGCAGGGAAAACTGCCTTCTGACGTCAGCGGGTAATTTGTCTAGATTCTGTATAAATTTTTCATTCATAAAATTTTTTTGCAAAATTTTTTCAGGGTTATTTTGAAACCTTAGAAAGTATTTTATAGCTTTAAACGTCTAAAACAAGGTCTAAAGTCGAAGCTTTGGGACCCCTTTTTTGGTTAAAAAAAACCCATTTTGGACGGCTTTGAAAATTGGGAATTGACTTGGTACCTCTATTGAAAAAAAAATACGGGCGCAAAAAAACCCAAAATGGACATAGTGTCTAATATTATTATTGACACTATATCCTGCGAGGTGTGGCGCGTTAGCGCCACAACCTATGGTTGATGACTAAACTGCATACATACTATACTAGAAGTTAATCTAACAGAACCATGTAAGCTTTGGCATTGTGTTTCATAAACCAATCTAAACCTTTACGCATAGATTCCCAATGCTTACTGCCACCTGTGCCTAGTGTCCTGTCCTCTATTGTTGCAGCTATTTCATCAATGAAAATCTTATCATGTATTCTAGCTTCTTCTTTAGTTAACATAATAGACTCGCCATTGAATCTGTTTCTTCGTTCTTCTGTTCTCTTATCTGTATTTGTTTTCATATCTGGGATCATATAGGATAAATCAATCATTGTCAACCCTATTAATTGTAGTTCTTGTTGCCATATATGGAACTCGTTTCGTTGCGCCATTGCCACCCCAATCATATCTATAACTCTCGTATTTTTCTTTCTCAACTTTGATTGGAGTTTCGAGAGCCTTGGTTCTTGGCGCAATAGCAATAATAGATTGTAAATGCAATCTGATATAGTCCATTAAACAATTTTGTCCACAGAAGTAATTGAACATCGAATATCTGTCATGACTTCTATAATTACTATCGTGCTTAATTTTAATAGTTCTTAAAACTTTATTATTGCCACTCCCTCTTATTCTTGATTGTGTTTGTTGTTCATGACACTCCGGCCCATGACACCAATTATAGTCGCTCATTTCAAATCACTCGCATAATCAAAAGCACCGACAACTTCCTCATTATCTTTTTGGGAATATAATCGGCTCTTAATTTCATCATTCATAGGTTTTGCAAGTTCCAATCCAGTTTGAATTGTTTTCATATCAACTGTGTCTATCGGTTTATCATGCTCTAACTCTAATATATATTTAGTTATCATATCGTCTCAACCTTTCATTTTCATCTGTGCTTGGTAACATTGACCACAATGCAAACACTCCAAAGAATAACAAAATTATTCCAAGAGTAAAATCAAATCTGTATGCTAGGATTGTTCCTAGCATAGCAGATATAAATCCAATTAATAATAAAAATAATCTCATTAAACTACCGCCTTAATTGTCCATTGACCCGTTGCATGTCTCCAGTCGCCAAATCCACCAGATTTGTTTTCTGCGTCAAAATCCCAATAGATAAATCTATCAGTTCCGTTTTTATCTGTGAAAATTTTACCAAGTACTCCATTTGGTTTTTCTGCACTTGCAGTTCTTGTAATTATTTTTTTATGTTTTTTTGCAAAGTAAGTTATGTAAAACTTCTTGGGCATTTGTGTTAGGTCTGTCATTTCTTCCTTTCTGTGTTTTATTAATGGGATTATAACACATAATCCCATTAATGTCAATGGTTAATTTAAACTATTTTCTTTTTGTTTTTCATACTTCATTCTAGCGAGTATTTTATCCTCTCTACTTGTGTTTTTATTCTTCATGCCTTTAATTCTCTCAGCTAGGTTTTTAGGATTATAGATAACAAGTCCAGTTGAGTTTGTTCTGATTATTTCTGCTTCTGAAATATTCAAACCAAGTTCTGTCGCAAGTTCTATTGCCTCGTCTAAATATTTATAACCTTTCAGACCAACTTTAATTTCTTTCATCTGGTCTAAAATAGATTTAATCCAATTTCTATGTGCCATAACAAATTGTCCTTTAGCTTGTTTCCATTGTTTCAACATCATAAATTGTTCTTGATTACAAGCAATAGAACGATCTCGACAATAGTTTCTACCAATTAAATCTAATTGATATTTTTCATTCCATTGTTTGCCATATCCACTATCATCACTTCCAAGATATTTATTGTTTGCGTCAACATATTTTGTTCTATGTGGGTTTTGTTCTTTGCCCTCTTGTTCGATCAAAATATCTGGGTTGCAATTATCTTGTGCTTTGAGTTCATCACGATATAAAG